ATACGGTCTTTGTCGGGCACGTTGCGTGGCAAAACAGGGTCACAGAAGCAGTCGGTGTTGAACCTGTTGATTGGCGACAAGGTCACTGTGAAGCGTCGGCCACAGTCTGTTGGTTCAGCGATCTCACAGACCTCGCAGATCCAATCTGTGCAAGGTGAGATTGGTGCTGACAACATGGTCATGTCATTCGATCTTGGTCCTGCACCTACACAGTTCTTTGTTCTTGATTCTGTTACTAACGGTGTGCTTGACACATCACGATTGGGGTTGTGATGGCCGGCTACAAAAAGTGGAACACGAACGATGTGCTGACTGCCACGGACCTGAATGGTTACGTTGGGTCGCAGGTTGTGTACCAGTTCGCCACTACCGCTGCTCGAGACGCAGCCATTACTGGCGCCAATCTTGTTGACGGCATGATCTGTTACGTGCAGTCCGGTGATAGCTCTGAAGGTTTGTACGCGTACAACGGTACGAACTGGCGTCGCGGTCCTGGTTGGAACGCACCGGTTGGTGTGCGGTCAGTAAAGTCCGACACGGTTGATCGTGTGCGCACTACCACTATGGCTGAGCTCACAACCAACCTGCGTACCACTGAGACATACATTGGTAACCGGTATCTGCGTTTCACTCTCATTGCTTCGCTGTCTGAAACCAGTGCGGGTGGTGGGTTTATTGCTGAGGTGTACGATGTCACCGCTGGTGCCACAGTTGCCCGTATCGCAGCCTGCAATGAAACTGTGGACAACGCATACCAGGTGGCACACAGTTGGGTTGGTGTGTCAGCCGCTAACGCTGTGTACACGATTCGCATGCAAGGCGTCACACACTCCGTCAACGTGTTGGGTTCGACTGTGCAAGCAACGAAGTTCATCGTCGAGGACATCGGTGCCAGTGGGGCACCGCTCTAATGGATCTCGACACGATCCCGTTCATACAGGCAAGGTACTGGTCGACTGCCGGTAAAACTCCGACACTGATCGTGTTGCATTCCATGGAATGCCCGTTGGAAGTTGGGCGTGCCGAACAGGTCGCACGATGGTTCGCAGGGCCCACATCACCCAGGGCGTCAGCGCATTACATGGTTGACCCAGACAACGTGTGGTCAGGTGTTCATCCGATCGACCAGGCATGGCATGTTGGTTCAGCGAACTGGTACTACAACGGTCCGTCGGTAGGGATCGAGCAATCCGGGTACGCCTACAAAACCGACTGGCTCGCACCAGGTGCACCATCACAACAATTCGATCGTGTCGTGCAGCTGGTCGCAGCGTTATGTGACCGCTACCAGATCCCACGCCAATGGGTTGACGTTGACGGGCTCAAGGCCGGCAAGCGTGGCATCACCACACACGGTCTTTGCAGTGCCGCTGGTATTGGTACCGATCACACAGACCCCGGCCCATCGTGGCCGGTAGAAGAGTTCATGCGCCGGTTGACTGGTGCCACAGGAAAGCAGAAACAACTGATGCACATGGTGACGAAGTTTGACGGTGGCATTGTGCAGTTCGGTTGTGTGCTGGGTCAGGTCACGCACCGTTGGCAGGAACGACCGAACGGAAATTGGGGTCCGTGGGTGGCGCTCAACGATGGCCAACCGTTCGGTGTCGACTCGATCACTGCAGCACAAAACAAAGATGGACGGTTCGAGGTGTGCGCGTGGAACAGCACCACGAATCAGGTTGCGTATCGCACGCAAAACCAAAATGGCTCATGGCGTCCGTGGCGTGTGTGACCGATCATGTTCGGTCAGGCGGCAACACAAATAGTTGACAGCCAAGGCTTTGGTGTTGCCGAGTGGCTTGGCATAGCTACCGCAATCACCGTGGTGTTAGGTGCCGTTGTTGGTGCGATCGTGCAGCTAACCAAACTGCGACGTGAAAACACTCAACAACACGCCGAGGGCCGCGCACTCATCACTGATGTTGCTGACCGGTTGCTTGACATTCATAGTTCGATAGAGCGGGTCGACACGAAAGTTGAGCGGCTAGATGAACGACTTGATAGGCACGAATCAATCCACCATCGAGGCCGGCGGCGCTGGTAACCCACGCACCCATCTGGTCATCCCTGACACTCAAGCAAAGCCTGGTGTGCCCACAGATCATTTGGGGTGGATCGGCCAGTACATCGTGGACCGCAAGCCTGATGTGATTGTGCATCTGGGTGATCATGCTGACATGGAGTCGTTGAGTTCCTACGATGTTGGTAAGGCATCGTTCGAGGGACGCAGGTATGTCGCTGACATTGACGCCGCTAACGATGCGTTCGATGTGCTGTGCAAACCGTTAGACGAGTTCAACGCTATGAAGCGTGAACACAAACACGCACAGTACTTACCTGACCGTCACATCACTTTCGGCAACCATGAGCATCGAATAACCCGTGCCGCTGACTGTGACCCGAAGCTTGTTGGGTTGTTGCAGCTCGAGCATCTGAATTACGCCGGCCACGGATACCAGGTGCACGACTTCCTACAACCGATCTGTGTTGATGGGATCTGGTACGCACATTTCTGGGCGAACCCGATGACTGGTCGACCATACGGCGGTAATGCTGCGAGTCGACTCAAACAGATCGGGCATACGTTCGTGATGGGTCACCAACAAACCCTTGACTATGCGGTCAGGTTCCTACCTGGTACAGGTGCGCAGCAGTTCGGGCTTATAGCTGGGGCCTGCTACCTCCACGACGAGGATTACAAGGGTCCGCAAGGTAACGCCCATTGGCGTGGTGTGATCATGTTGCATGAGGTTGATGGTGACGGGTCAGCTGATCCGATGTTCGTCAGCCTTGATTATTTGTGTCGCAAGTATGAGGGCGTCAGGCTCTCAAAGTTCACTGCTCGAAGGTTCTAAGGGGAGTTCCGATGGCGAAAAAACTGAGCGAAACGAAAGCGTTGTGGGATTCACCTGCGCGTGACGCTTACATGCTTGTGCATGGCACTGGGTCCGATACCCGTGGGGGGCTTTACGGTCCACCGTGGGAGGATTACGCGCTCACAACAGATATCTACAGCAGGCTCACAGGTGTAGAGCTTTCTCCTGTTGAGGGCATCTTGTTTATGACGTCGATGAAGTTGTCACGGTTGGCGTATGGGCTATCACAAGACTTCCCACCCGAACTGCTACGCGACTCAGTGGTCGACGCAATCGGCTACCTGGACTGCCTTTACGGGGTCATGTTGAACACCCCTAGGGCAGAAGACGAAGAGACAGACGAAGAAGGTGACGACAATGACGGTGATTGAGATAGAACCAGACGTCGAAGAACTCGACGAAGAAGAACCTGAAACATGCGACCCTGACGACTACCCGTTCCCAGGGTTACAACCGACCACCAAACCTGAATGGGGAATCTGATGTTCACATCTTCTTTCTGGCGTGACGTGCTCGAGCGTGCCATCAAAACAGCAGCGCAAACCGCTCTGGTTGCGATCGGTGCAGCGGCAGGCTTCGACTTGTTCACAGCTGACTACGTCACGATCGGTGGTGCAGCTGCAGGTGGTTTCATTCTTTCGGTGCTCACATCAATCGGATCGGCACCGTTCGGGACCACTGGTTCACCGTCAGTGCTGCGCTCCACGTGGACTTCGGTCGGTGCAAACGGGAGCGCCAACAATGGCTGACGCACCCATCTACCCGTTCACAGTGCGCATCGGTGACACAGAAACCATCACCCTCACATTGCGTTCAAGTGGTACAGCAGTCAACATCACCGGGCGCACCTACGCAGCACAGATCCGCAGCACCGCAGCATCCACCGCTGTAATCGCCACAATGACCTGCACAGTCACCAACGGCACAGGTGGCAGCGTTCAATGCACGCTGGCAGCCACAACAACAGCTGCGCTCACCGCCGGCCAAGCTGTGTACGACATTGAAGAAACAAACAGCACTGTGAAAACCACGTTGCTTCAAGGACCGTGCTACATCGTTCAGGACGTGACCCGATGAGCGTCTCCATCACTCTTGATCTCGCAACCGATCGCATCATTACAAGTGGTGTGTCAGGGCCCGCCGGCCCGACAGGTGCTACTGGTGACTGGTCAACGGCACAAACCATCAACGCTCAAACTGGCACCACTTACACGCTCGTTGCAGGTGACGTCGGCGAATTGGTGACGCTCACAAACGCTGCAGCGATCGCGCTGACGGTTCCTGCTGGTCTAGGTTTGACTTCAGGTCAACGGATCGATCTTGCACAACTTGGTGCAGGTCAAGTCACCGTTAGCGGTTCGGGTGCAACTGTGAACTCGACTCCGACAGCGAAACTGCGCACCCAATATTCCGCTGCAACGCTGATTTGCACTGCCACAAATGTGTATTTACTGGTCGGCGATCTGGCGGCATCCTGATGCCTTCCACCACTGGCATAGTTTCAAGCGCCGCAACTCTCTCGCACCCGTCACTGGTGCTGCCTAGCTTCGGTATGACTACGAGCACCTACGACGCTGACGGGTGGCGCTACCTGGTCATCACATCAAGCGACGAGGCCTCCGGGTACACCCTCACGACCCCAGTTCCCGGCTATTTTGAATATCTGGTTATCGGCGCCGGTGGTGCCGGCGGTGGCGCAAACCCCAACGGCGTTAGCGGTGGCGGTGGCGGTGCCGGCGGTGTCCTCACCGGCAGCTTCACGACGATCAACTCAACTGCGCAGATCACTGTGAATGTGGCGTCGACTGGTGGAACTGGAACGTCAGCCCAGGCAGGGGCTCAGGGCGCCTACAGCAGGCTCGCCTACTACCCCAACACAACAATCGCTTCCGCGACAGGTGGCGGTGGCGGTGGCATCTCCGTAGCGTTCCCAGCTACGACCGGCGGCAGCGGTGGTGGCGCCGGGAACAACCAGAACAACGCCATCGCTGGAGCCAGTGGGACCAGCGGCCAAGGGAACAACGGTGGCAACTCGTTCGGCTCTGCAACTGGCATCGACCGTGCCGGTGGCGGCGGTGGCGGCCAATCATCCGCAGGTGCCACAACCACAACTGCACGCACCGGTGGCGCCGGTGGCAACGGCTACACAACCTTATGGATCACAGGTACATCAGCCGTGTACGCAGGTGGCGGTGGCGGTGGCGCAAACGTCAGTGGCACCGCCGGAGCAGGCGGCACCGGTGGTGGTGGTACCGGTGGTACCGGTGGCACCGGATCAACCGCACCAACCGCAGGAAGCGCTTATGGTGCAGGTGGTGGCGGAGCAGGAGTCGGCACCAACCGCGCCGGGGCAGCTGGCGCCGGTGGGGTCATCGTTCTGCGTTGGCGTTACTAGATCTCCGACTCGATTACAGCGTGGACCCCTACGCGCTGACTGGTACACAGCCGACGGAACGTCGGACCTGTCAACCGTAACAACTGAGTCGGCGTTTGAGCCCCCAGGCACCCACAAGATGGGATTGCTTGGGGGCTCTTTCCATTTACCCTTGACAGTTTTGCAAAGCGGGCGCATACTTTGCGTGTCGGCAACAACGCCGGCCTAGTCACGGGAGATGCAAAATGAAGTATGAGACGATCTACGCAGAGCCGGTCACGATCCGCCAGTCATGGTGCCGGGCGCTTGAGCGCTGGGAGTGGGAAGCAGTCACGGTCGGCGTCATCACCACGACGCATGGCGGGGGCTACTCCTCACCGGAGTACGCAGAGCAGGTCATCAGGAATATGATGGCCGCCGGCATGATGGCCGAGCGCAAGATTGTGGTCATTCGATGACTACCGCAGATCGCATCGCAGAACTCCTCAATTACATTGAGGACATCAAGTTCAAGTTGTCCATCAGCCCGGATCATCCGATCCGGTCGCAGCTGGCAGGCGCTGAAGCTGAACTTGCTGAACTCGTCGAACGATACAACCACCCTACAAACCAGTGGATTCGTGACAACGACCGCAGTGAGATTGGTACCACTGGTACCACTGTCCCGGATGGTGTGACGATCAGTGTCACCGAAGCAGCTGCACGACTTGATGTCACCCCACAAACCATTCGCAACTGGGTGCGTGCAGGTCGACTCACTCACGTCACCTACGGCAAGTCGTTTCGTATTGTGCCGTCAGAGCTTGAGGGGCTGCAGGCGATGCGACGTGAAACACGTGTTGTTGATGCACCTGAGCAGCGTGGTGCGTGATGCGCTGCGAAACCTGTGACCGACCGATCCTGTCGAACCGCACGAAGCGTGAAGTGTGGGTGTGGGCTCAGATCCTCGCAGCGTTCCTGGCGGTGTTCTGCTTGGGTGCCGTTGTTGAAACGATCGTGAACCTTGACCTAGTCGGATTCTTGGCGGTCACAGCCGGGTACACGGTAGGCGTTGCGATCATGTTCGTATGGTGGGCTGTCGCAGCAAAAGACTACTAATGGGCAACCCACGTAAAGCCAAAGGGTCAGCGTTTGAGCGTGCAGTCACCGAGTACCTACGTGCTCGAGGGCTGCGCGTTCAACGCATGCCAGCGGGCGCCACAGCAGACGAAGGTGACCTGTTCGTCAGCGACCCAACATGGCCGGCAATTCAATGCAAGAACCATGCGAAGTTTGATCTTGCCG